ATTGTATTTCTGGGACAGAGGCAGGAAGGTTTGCATGTCAGTCTGGAGCGCAGACAGGGCATCATAATTCCCACCCAGAGCAGCCTGATAATCCGTATGCAGATTATCATTAGCCGCCTTGTACTGATCCGCCACCGATAATGGCGAAGCGTCTGATGTGGTCAGTCCTTTTTCATAGGTGTCCAGACTGTCAAAAACAGATTGTAGCTTCTCATTTGCTTCAGACTGATATTCTTCCTGCTTCTCCAGAGCCTTTTCCTGATACTCCTGCTGGATCTGCAACCGCTCGGCATTCTGGGTTTTCTCCAGATCTGCAAGCTGCTGCTGGTAGGTAACGTTATCGGCAAAGTTATCACCCAGGAAGCTGCGCCAGTTATCCTGTAGCTGCTGGATTTCCTGCGCGCCACTCACCTGCTGATTGAGCAGATCTGCGCCTTCCTGATCACCCGTGGCAGACAGATAACGCGCCTGCACGGACTGATCAGATTGCGAAAGCGTGGTCTGCTCATTGGCAATCATGGCAGCAGCAATGGCGTTGCCCTTATCAAGTAGTGCCTGGGCATCCAGACCGTAGGATGCTGCCGTGTTGGCGGCGTCCTGGTATTTCTGCTTCAGGTCATCCACCTGCTGCATCAGGCTTTCGGAACCCGTGGCCGTGACATCCAGAAGCCCTGGCATTGTGGTGCCCACAAACTCCTCAATGGCCTCAAACTTGCTTTGCAGGTCATCTACGGAATAGGTGCCACCATCCAGCGTTGAAAGCGCCTTGGCCATATCTCCCGTGTAGCCGGTGAAATGATCCACCGTGACATGGGAACTATCATCAAACTTTGAGACAGACACTTTCATGCTGTCCAATTCGTCTGCAAGGCTTTTCAGGCTTTCCAGATCCTGCGTGAACGTGTCCACGCTATCGAAGCTGGACGGCATAAGCTGCTTCAGCTCCTGCTGCATGGTGGCGTCTGAACTGGTCAAATCCAGATCAGGCAGCAGATCTGTCAGGCTGTAGGTTTTGGACTTCTTGCCCTTCTTAGACCAGCCAACCTTGCCGATGGTATCCGTGTTTGTGGCGGAAACCCCGGTATATCCAAACACATTGTTGATGTTGTCCAGATCACTCTGCAGGCCGGGCTCCACATTGTCATTGCCATGGATATCCTTGTACACATGACCACTGATATCCAGCATCCCATCGCTGCCTACGGAAACATACTGATAATCCTTCTTCCTTTTGGCAAAGAGCTGCGACAGAAGGTTATAGGCCATATCACCAATACCGAAGGCCGCGCCTGCCATACCCATATAGCTACCGATGGAGGAAACAGCACTGCCAAAGCTGCTGAAAATGCCGCTGCCATCAGCTGCCTTGCCAGAAAACAGGTTTTCCAGCGCGGAAGATGAACCAACTGATGAGAGCATTCCCACATTTGCAGTAGGCGCCCAGTCAGAAGCAGGCATGGCATTTTCTGCAACTGAATTGCGATATGCCTGTTGCTGTCCGATGGACAACCCAGAGAGATTACCCAAAGCGCCCAATGAACTGCTTTTATCATCAGCGGAGAACAGACTACCGATATCCCCCAGCGTAGTGCGGGATTGACCATCTATGCTGTTCAATAGCGGATTAACCAATGCCAACCGCGCAACTGTACTGGCAACAGATGCTTCCACACCTTGCAACATGCTTTTGAAAGACATTCCTGCTGATGTGCCTTGCACAAATCCCTGCACAACACCATCAGAAAGCTGGTCTGTCATATCGCTGATGGTGCCGGTAAAATCACTCATCACCTGCTGTGCATGCTGGTATTCTGCCGTGGCATCAGACAAGGCATCTGTACTGGCCAGCAGCTTCTGGGAATATTCATCTGTTAATGATCGGCCTTCCCTATAAAGCTGTTGCTCTACCTCCATATGGGCAATCAGTTTCTGGCGTGCATCATCATTGGAACCGATCAGGGATGTTTCAGTTTGCAAGATAGCAACCTGATCCATGTTTTGATTGGTCTGGCCGATTATCTGGGTATTCTGCTGGGCAACACTCCATGCTTTTGCCTTGGCAATTCTTTCCTGCATGGCTTGCAGAAATTCAGGCGTATCTTTTTGGAAGCTGTTTTCCGCATCCATGTAGGCAGAAACATATTTCGTTGCATCCTCTGCTGATATTTTACCATCAGCATAGGCCGCGTTGACTTTATCCAGAGCCTGCGTCTGATCTCCAAGAGCGGCGGTGCCAGCATTCCACTGGTCTGCCAGAATGGATTGCTCACGCGCCTGCGCCGCCATAATCTGAGCAGCAGATGCATGTGCCCCATTCTGCTTCTGCTGCGCCTGATCAATTTCCTGCGCCACGCTGACCATCTGCCGGTCATAACCCGTTAAGGCAGATGCACTTTGCGCGGCCAGCGTTTGTGAATGATCCACTTCCTGCAAGGGATTCCGCAGGTTGGCAAGAGAGGCGCTGGTAGCGTCTATCTGGCCATGAATAATTTTTGTCTGATCAGACCACTCTTTCTGGGAAATAATGCCAGCTTGGCGTTCCTTGTCCAAATTTCCCAGAGCAGTGTATTCACCCTGTAGGGAGCGGGTTAAATCATCATGCTGGCCAGCAACACTTGGGTCACCCTTTGAGACCTGAGACGAAACAGACTGATCCATCCGGGCACTTTCAACAGCGCCGTATGCATTGCCGCCCGTAACCTTGGTGACATAATCAGACGTTTCCTTGGGGATAGTTGTGCGCTTGCCGCTGATATATTCATCCAGCGCCGTTTCGCCCCAGTTATAGGCCATCGCCACAAGTTTTTGATTGTGGTGATATTTATCATACAGGTGCACCAGATAGTCCGCACTGGCAGACACATTGCCGTGCAGATCTGTCAGATCATTCCCAGCAGCATTTACGGGCCTCACCTGCATGGCGCCAATGGCACCTGCGCTGGAGCGCACGACCTGCCCATGTAGATATTGGCCCGTGCTGCTTTCCGCTGGTGCAATGGCGTGCATCAGGCTGGTGATATCACCATTCAGATGCTGCTCTTGCGCCACCTGATTGATCATGCTTTGCACAGCAGAAATGCCACCATCATGCACAAGGCTATGGTTTGCGGCTGTGTTGGTGGGCATGGAGAACGTAGGATCTGCCGTGTTACCCTGAGCAACGATATGGCCGAGATTTGTTGCGCCTGTAAAATTAGCTGTTGCTGCAATACCGCTTCCCAACCAGCCAAGGCCGGTGGACGCGCCAGATTTGATGCTACTCCAAATGCTGGAGAGTTCACCAGGCAGTTTTTTAAGCTGCTTGACCAGATCATCCGCAGCGTTGATGCCCTCAGTCGCCATGGAGACAAACAGATCTCCAATGCTACGGGTTTCTGCTGCAATGGCGCTGGATGCACCGCCCATTTCATCCTTCAAGCTACGCCAAGCCGCCTGAAATGGTGTCAGGCCCTGATCGGCAGCGCCACGCGTGGCGTTTTCCAGCTTCTGGATCACCAAGGAAACGGCATCAGCCTGCTGGCCCATCTGCACCATATGCTGCACGCTCAGCACCAACCCAGCGTTGAAGCCGGGCAAATGCTGATCTGCCAGCGCCTGTGCTTCCTTGGCCGGATCTTCCAATGCTGCTGCCAGTGTCTTGGCGGCATCTGGTACCGTGGTGTTCATGACCGCAGCCAGATCCCGGCTGTCTGCTGTCAGACGCTGGATCTGGCTGGCATCCACCGTGGGCACAGCCGCAATGGTCTGCACCGTGCTGCGGCTGTCTGAGAGCGAGATATCATCATACTGATCATGCAGCGCACGGGCAGCATTTTCAGCAGATGTGGCCATATCATTGTAATCAGCCCGCGTGGCCCGCAGATGTGTGGAAAGTTGGGCAAGGCTTTCCTGCTCACTTTCGGCATACTTGCCCACGCCAAGAATGGCCGCACCGGCAGCACCTGCTGCAATGGCAAGACCGGCAGGGCCAGATAAACCACTGACCACGCGTGTCAGCGCACCATCCAGACCGCCCATCACCTGCACCATATTTGGCACCTGATAGAACGCGGCCTGTAAAGGGCTACCGCCAGCAATAACCTGATCGAAAAACTTATGGGTTTCGTCTGCTAGAATACCCATTTCGAACGAGGTCAGCTTAACTGCTGCTGCGTTGCCGCCCTGCGCCGCTTTCTGGCGGTTCAAGGCATCTGTTGCCTTATCTACATACGCATCACGCTCAGCCTGATCTATGATTTGGGCTTTTAATGCCGCGTCAGCTTCTGCAACTGCTTTTGCGTAATCCTGTTCCGCAGCAGCCAATGGCACCAGCTTGGCACGGGTGGCATCTGCGCTGGCAAGTGCAGCTTCAAAATCTTCCTGCCGACTGTCTGCCTGCCCATATTCCGGCGTGCTGACACCGGCCCATGTGTTGATTTTCTCCTGGGCACCGGCGGCCACAGATTCACGCTGCAAGCGCAGTGCTTCCTGCTGAGCCTGCACGTTGGCAGCAATGGCATCTTTCTGCTTTTGATAGGATGCGGTGGCGCGATCCATGGCAGCAAGATATTCGCCAAGGGTAATGACATCGCGCTTACGGGCATCGCTGGCCACAGCAATGGCTGCGGCGTAATCGCGTTCTGCTGCCGCTAACGGCACCAGTTTGGCACGCAGGTTATCAACTTCCTGAAACGCCTGCGTGACATCTTCCAGTCTGGATGCACTGAGATCATCACTGGGCAGAGTGATGCCCAAGCTGCTGTTGATGCTGTCCTGATGATTCTGCGCAATCTTAGCCAGTGCTGTTGCGGATGCACCGCTCAGCTTGGCATATTCTATTGTAACTTCCTGTAACCCAGCCTTGTACACGTCTAGCGTTATCAGGTTTTTATCAAATTCAGCCCGCAATTCACGCAGAGCCATGGTTTGCGCCAGATCTGCGGCAGACATTTTATCAACAACGGCGGCAGCACTTGCGCCGCTTTCGGCCATCTGGCCAAAATCCGCAACTGTGGCAGCCTGCTCCAAACGCAACTTGGCCAGACTAATTGCGGCTTCATCCTGAGCTTTTTTATTGGCTTCCAGCAGGCGGGTAACATCTTCCGGATTGGTGCTGCCATTTGCCACAGCCGCACGGCCACGGGCATCCAGCCGGTCATATTCGTTTTGCAGCAGTCGGATCTGCCGTTGCACTTTGGAAATGCTATCCCCAGCGCGGGCAGCTGCGGCCTGCCACGAAACATCAGCCTTGGTCGCATCCTGCGAAAGAGCATCGGCAAGACCGGTGGAAGCATCTTTTGCTTCCTTCATGCTGTCACGGAATGCTGAACTAATACCGCCAGCTGCAGCAGAAGTATCGGCTACGGCATCCTGAACGCCAGACAGCGCGTTTTCTGTATTTTTCGCACCAGTCTGCACATCATGGCTGATTTGGGACACACCATCGCCCAAGTGACCGAGTGAACTGGTGAGCTTGCCAGATCCTGCCGTGGCAACTTCTACCGTGCGCTGGATAGCCGTTTCAGCATTTTCCATGCCCTTGACTACTGCAGCACCAAGGCCTTCACCGCTGGCCGCTACGTCATCAATCTTGTCCTGAAGCACCTCTACGCGCGTACCGATAGCGTTGGCAGGTTCTGCAGTCTGATCATCTACCGTAACGCGGTTGATGACCTGATTGATAACGGTGGTGGCCTTAACCATTTTCTGACTCCGTCAGCACAAGAGCTGGATACGTCATGACCTGACCGGCAGCGCGATCCTTGCGATTGCTGCGGCGTGGTTTTCTGAGGCGTTCAAACCCATCGGCTTTTGACCAGGTGAGACCGCTTTCAATACCTTGCGCTCTCAGCACGTAAGGCAAGCGCCCACCACGGGCATCCCGACCATCTGTAAGGTTGATGAATTTTCTACCGAGTATGAGCGTAGGAAACTGGCGCTGCGTGGCCTGTCTTACTGCTTCCACAATGCCCGGCGGCACACTGGTTTGCTGACCACCCGTATCAATCTTGCGGGCGTAGGGCATCGTGTTGACGATTTCTACAATGCTGCCTTTGGGAATGGCGACTGTATCACGCGTCCACCATCGGCCATTCACACGCACAGCCCATGCCTTACGGAATGCGCCCGTGCGGGCAGGAGAGCGCTTTTGGCACTCCCCCAAGGCAAAAGCCACACCCTGCGCCAGATAGGAAAATACATAGCTGACAATGCCGTTATCCAGCCGCACATGCTCTTCCACATCGTTCATGCGGCCATCAACAAACGTGCTGAATACGGAAGAGGCTGCGCCTGCGGAAATCTGGGCATCACGCAGATCACGGCATTCCTGCGCAACCAGATCATGCAGGCTTTGCGATGCCAGCACATTGCGGGTGGCCAGATTGATCTGTTCCCGAATGACCTCTGCCATACGTGCCCGTGCCATGATGCTATTTTTTCCTGAACGTGTGTTGCAGATCTTCGGTGATCTGTTGGTTACGGATCTGGAGAAATGCCTGATCCATTGATTTGACGAGTTGGAACGTGAAGTCTGTTTCCGCCGCGCTCAGCCGGCGCATCTGGCACCAGCGCAGGATCTCGGCATCAGCCAGTGGCTGCGGATAGGCGACATTACGGCTTGCCCCCATACCCGAACCAAAACCCTCTGGCCGATGCAGGCGCGTGCCAGCCACACCATGCCAACACCGCCAGGGCAGCATGTTGGCTGGCTCCGGATCGACTTTCCTAAGCCACGCATCACACGCTTCCCATTCATGTTCTGGCGGTGGCAGCACGCCGCAGCGCCCTGCCACTGGCGCATCCACCAGATACCAGTGCAGGGCGGCGATCAGTTTCCCTCAGCGGCCTGAATCTGTTCCTTGGTCGCACGGCCAACAGAAGCTGCCGCCTGCAATGCCAGGGCAAGCAATGCGCGGTTTTCGCGGTGCGTGATCATTTCCTTGAAGGTGGCGATATCAATCGGGGTGCCATCATCGTTTTCCAGATCCTGCACATCAATCAGGCACTTTTCGCTCAGCGCCTGCGCCTGGCACGCATCATCCATGGAGGGCGGCAGGTTGTTTTCATTTACCGGAACATCCGTTGCAGACAGACCGGCATTATATTTGATGGCTGCCGCACGGCGTAGTGCCCACAAACGGTCTGCATAATCTGCCGTCATACCTTTGGTGACGATGGTGAACTGGTCTGTCACGCCAACGGTAACAGGTGTGCCATCAGCGATTGCAGTAGCGTTGCGGGTAAAGGAAGAAAGCCTTGCCATGGTGTAAAACCCTGTGAGTTATGGGTACGAATGAAAAAGGGCCGGACTATTATGCTGACCCTTTGCGAAACTGATTTGATGAAAAGGAAAGATCAGGAGCCGGTAGGCGAAAAACCGCTCAGACGGGCAATGAAAAACGTGGGGCCTCCATCTGCTGATGGATTGCCTTCAATATCAAACGAGGCTTTTACGGTCTGATTGGTTTGCGAACTGTTTACCTTACCATTGCGGAGCGCCGCATTGGTGAACATAAATGCATAACCATTGCCACTATCATCAACAGTTTTGACAATAATTGGCCCCTGCGTGCCTGCAATGCAGGCATTGTATTCATCCCAGCTGCGGAAATAGAACTCAAGACTGCCAGATGCCGTGAACTGGCCCGTTCTCACGCCACACGCATCAGCATGGCCCATGCCATAGTCATTGGCAGATCCATCACGCGCCAGCGTGCAGGTAAACTGCGTCAGGCATCCCTGCGGCGCTTTGCCGAAGACCGTAGCGCCCAGAAAATTGTTGACTGAGTTGTGAACATCGCCAGATGGTGCGGCTAGCACTGCGCTGGCATTATCTGTGGTGGTCTGTGTTTCATTCGCACTAGTGACATCTACACTGACAGTGCCAAACTGCGCCTGCTGCAACTGGAATTGTATCTGCGTAACCAGACTGCCTGGATAAAGCAGAAATCCATCTAGCAGCTTTTTACGAATGGTAAATGTTTTATCCAGACTGCTGTTTGCGATGCCGCTGAACGTCAGCGAGGCACCTGATTTTGCAACAGTATCTTTCGATACGTTGGGAATGGAGCCTATCGGCACCAGTATGGCGCTGCCTTTCACTCTGTACGGAATGCAGACGTTGTTTGCATTAATATTGGTATCGTTCAGCACCAGCAGGCCAACTGGCGGGATACCAAGGGCGTCAATTGAATTGTTCGTCAGGACGATATCCCAGCACCCTGCATTGCCGCCGATATTGTCGTCAGGCTGGTACATAAATGTGCTGGTTCCAGATGCATCTCCAGTCGAAACCAGATTAACATTGACCCAGTCATTCCCCATGACACCAGCTATCAGGTCGTCAAACGTGCCTGATGATAGAGCACCGGAAATGGTGCCAGATGCAGAAACCTGCGTGACAACAGATTGAGAAACCTGTTTGGCACTGTTGATTTCTTCCGGACGTGCTGTTGTCTGCGTCCGCCCAAATGTTTCACCCGTAATGCGTAGCGCCTGATAATTGCCCGAAGGTGGCGTGGCGTAGGTGGGTTCCAGCGCAAAATCCATGCGCGTATCATTGGTTTGCGCACCGGCGGCCAGACCTGCCGTGGCTCCAGTAAAAGCCATGATTACCTCAATAAAAAAGGCCACCCGAAGGCGGCCTGCGTTGAAAGAAGGAAGACAGGATCAGCGTTAGCTGGCAGGCGTTGCTGTGCTTTCTGTTCCGCTGGAGGCGGGTGTTGCCTCAGCGCCAGATGTTGCTGGTGCTGCCACGGGCTTTTCATCCGTTGGCATCAGGCCGAGACGAAAACCCATATATTGAGACATGGACAGGCACAGATTGGACGCATCGCACAGTGTCGAGACAAGCTGCTGCCCATCTTCTACCCACGGCTGATCTGTGCCACCAACCTGCGCAAGAACAGCGTAAGATTTGCTTTTTTCTGCATCCGTTACGGGCGAGAAATCCGGCAGGCCGCGCACTTCATGATACAGCCACGCTCCGTAACGCAGGCCTACGCCAACGGTGGGTGCAATCAGTGCCAGAGCGGCAGTGGTGCTTTCAGCTTCTACAGCCGCGCCGGAAAGCTGAAACTGGCCGGAATTGGCAGCGGTTTCGATAAGAGGAAAGAATTTCATGGGGTTTGTTCCGTAATATTCTGCCAGCGGTAATCCACCATCAGCGTGGCGACATACCAGTTACCTGTCTGGCCAAGAAAAGAGGGTGGCGTGTAATTCTGGCCATCGTAAAACAGACCAGCGGGCCAGCGTTTATCTGGATCTGCCGGTTCAGTGCGGAAGGTCGCTTCAAACGCATTCATGATGGACAGCACGGTGGGCGTGTTCATCTTGCCCTGGGGGATCCAGAGCATGATACAGATCTGCCCGCTTTCCTGCGCCTGCCGATCACCCAGTTCCAGACTTTCTATGCTGGCTGAAGCCAGATCCAGTGCTGCAAAGGCTTCCAGATTACTGGAAAAATCCCATGTCAGCGGATCTCCAATCGGCAGCCTCAGCTTTTCTGCTACGGCACTGGCGCGGGCATAGGCATCATTCCAGACTATTTCCGAGGGCATTAGTCGCCTCCTGCTGCAATCAGCGTCCAGCCGCAGATGTTCGCCCCGTCATAAACGGGCGTGGCATCTGTCAGCGTGTAGGTTTTGGGGCCATCACGAAGGTAGCATTGTGCCCGTGGCGTCACGTTGGCCGCATTCAGCTCATCCGCCAGTGTCTGGGCAATGAATGCCGCCTTGGGCATGCCGTCTGCCAGCTGTGATGATTGCGGCGGCGGTGCATATGCACGCAACGTGACCGGATTGCTGCCATCCCGTGCCGTGAGCACCATCTGGCGGCCTTTGGCCATGATCTGGCGGCGGCGGCGTTCTGTGCGGTAGCTCACCGGATACCGCCAGCACGATAACGAGCAAGCACATCAGCTGCGGATTGCGGCATGCCAGCAAGCCCCGGCGCAGGTGTATTCCATGACGTGGAGCCAACACCCTGTTCTGATTCTGATTTCAGAAGAGGGTCACGACCCGATGAGTTCCAGATGCTGCTGGCGACCAGACGCACGGCACGTTGAATATCAAGCGGCACAGACCAAGGATCCGAAGGCGTGCCGTTCTTATCGCCAGGCGCAATATAACCAGCTGTGTAGGTGACAACATATTTGCCAGAGATCCACAGTGGCACACCATTATCCGCAGGCCAGATAGTGCCTGAATTTGGCTCGATATTTAGGGCCGCAATCTGGTCTCCAGTGAGTAATGTGCCATTGCTGGAGAAAGCATTGATCTGGACAAGCGGATAATTTTTCAGGACTAGCCCCAGCAACTTTTCGCCAGGAGGAATATCAAAAATATCCCGCCAGTCTGTCTGAAGGATTGGCCGACCGATATAAGCAACAGCCATGCTGGAGGCTTCCAGCAAAATGCTGGAAAGCCTTGTATCCTGCGTTGCGTCTGTAATGCCCATATCGGCCTTAAGATCCTCCAGCAGCGCCAAGGGCTTGAGGGCCGATGGTGCATTTACTGGAATACTGCGCTGCACGCTCAGTTCTCCTTAGCCGCCCGCTGCTGGGGCATCTGCCGCAAAGGTACCTTTGATCAAGGCTTCCGGACGATACACAGCCAATGCCAGACGCTCTTCCGCACGGATGGTGACCATGTTTTTCTGGAAGTTGTCGCTATCTTCCGTGGAGATGGCGACTGCCGCTTCTTCACGGTCAAACACCTGTGCTGCATACTGGAGCGCACCGGTCAGGAAGTTACCCGCAGCCATGGAAAGACTTTCCGCAACAGGCAGCCCCCACAACGTGGGAGAGGCAAGACCTACCGGATTGGCAAAGACATAGCGGCTCTGGGCATCCTTGGTCAGTTCAATGCTGGCCCAGTCTGTAGGGTTAAGCACATGCCCAGTTGCCGGATATTCCGCCAAGGTTGCCTGAAGCATGGCCAGACGCAGCGTATCAATCATGGTGGCGCTTTCCACTTTGACGCCACTCGGCTGCGCATATCCAGTGGCCTGCGCCATCAGACCTTTCAGGTTTACACCTGTGCCGTCACCGTTTAGCAACTGGTTATCTTCGCGCAGTTTCAGGCCGTAAATCAGCCGCCCGTTAATGTAGGATGCCAACATGGGCGCGTCTGCCAGAACCTGCACTGATGCCAGCACAAAATGCGCAATGGTACGAACGGGCAGGTTTTCCAGGTCAAATGTGATATCGGACTTGGGCTTTGCTGCACTGGGATTTTCCGCAACTTCTGCCGCATTGTTCGTGAAGCCGGTTTCCTTCACGTAATCAATCGCGTTGGAAGACGTATTGCCGGGCATAAGCAGATCACGCACAACCAGCTTGCGCTGAGGTGGTGCCACAATACCAGCTACACGATCTGCCACGACAAGGCCCGTGCCAGATGTGCCCGCAACGGCAGAGGTGATGTTTTTCAGTTCAATACGAGCACGCCCAGTCCATGCCCCGTTTTCCTTGAGGATGGATTTAACCTCTTCGGAATCAATCACGTACTGACCAACGCTTTTGGCTTCTGGCTGCTGATTGCCTCCACCCCGGCGACTGGCTTTCTGTTCCAGATCCGTTACGCGGGCAGAAATGTCAGTCAATGCTGTCAGCGCCTTGTCCGCACTGGCTTTGGTTTCATCCGTCACCTTGCCAAGGTTTTTCAGCTCGGTCTTGGAGGTTTCGGCAAAGTTCTTGACCTCATCCGTAGCTTCAGAAAGCTGCTTGATGGCGGCTTTGTATTCAGTTTCCAGTTCAGGCATCGGGTTTTTCCCATAAAAAAAGCCGCCTCAATGGGCGGCTGCGGGTGAATGAAAAGCGGTTTTGTCAGATCACAGACGAAAACCGGAAAGACCAGGTGGCACCAGAGAAGATCCGGGCTTGGGTGTATCCTCGCCACGCACAGCGGCCATCAGGCCAGCCGTTACGGATTTCAGCTCCGGAAGCATGGGAATTTTCCCATCCTGCAGCGCCTGCTTCATGCCTTCGGGCATGCGCTGGCCTGTCAGGGCTTCATAGGCATCCTGCAAATGCTCCAGCAGCTGCTGGCGTTCCTGCGCCGTGGGGGCATCGTTCCCTTTCAGGGATTTCTGATAAATGCCCATCGCAGCTTCCAACGCCTGTACGGCAACCGTTGGCTGCACTGTGGACTTGAAGGCATCACCCCAGCGCCGTTTGAGATCCGTGACACGGGCCTGCGCATTGCTGGGATCATCCACAAGGCTGACCTCATACAGATTGGCCTGCTTGATCTGGCGGCGTGGGCCTGTGGGCTGCGTCATTTTGACAGCACCATCCTTGGGGATGCTGAAGCCAATGGACAGACCGCCCAGCGCACCATCCTTGACGCGCTCATACAGCAGTTTCCCGGCATCCGTATTCGTGCCGGATATCTTGCCCTTGACGTGCAGGCCCTTGCTGTCTTCCGCCACGTCATTCCACACGCCAGCAGGCACGCCATCACCGCCGAAAAAACCGTGCATGACGTGCATGGGCAGAACACGGCCCTGCGCCTTGCGCTCGGCAATGGATTTGGCAAATGCGCCGGGCAGGATCACATCACCATGTGAATCCGTATTGCCGAAAACGGCTCCATAACCTTCCACATGGCCGGTTTGACCGTCAGCACCGGCAATAGCCTTGTATTCGAATGGAACGGCGCAGACTTCCATGCCGTCAATCATCGTCCGGATCTCCTATTGTGCCATTTGGCTGTGGTGGAGGCGCAGGCGCAGATCCAGCAATGGGCTGCACATTTGGCAACACACCAGCCTTGCCCACATCCGTTAGCGGGATCATCTGCGCCTGCACTGTTGGGATATCGCCACCCGGAATTGGTGCCAGACCTTCCTTTTCACGGATTTCATTACGGGTCTTGATGCCGTTCTGAACCTGTGCAGCTTCAAGCTGGGTGCGGGCCTGACTATCTGCCCGCAGCAGCGCATCCACATTGTGCTGGGCAAAATATGTTTCCTTTTCGGTAGGCAACAGCAAGCAACGCGTGATGGCCTGTTCTATGCGCACCAGCCACGCTTGAAGCGTGTAGGTTAGAAACCACAGGTTCATCTGTTCCAGACCAGAGCCCCAAGCAGTGGATTTGCTCATATGGCCGATCATGACCGGAGCCACGCCAAACCAGCGGCAGAGTGTTTCCACGTTAAAGGCACGCGTCTGAAGCAACTGCGCATCTTCGGGGTTCATGCCGATACTCTCGACAGTCCATCCACCTTCCAGAAGCGGCGTTTTGCCAGCGTTTACGGCACCCCGGTATTCATTCATGATTTCCTTGGCCCGCATCACCTTGGTATCGTCCAGCCAGTCAGGGCTTTTGATATAGGTCTGGCTCAACAGGCCATTTGCGAACATGCGCGAGGCAGTTTCTTCTGCTGCCATGGCGCTACCCATCTGCTGGCGGCCTGCGCTGATGGGGGACATGCCCATCATGCCATCCAGGCAATACCCCTTGATGTGCAGGATCTCGCTTTCTTCCAGCGTGAGTGTCTGCCCTTGATACGTGTAGGTGTAGATCAGCTCACCCGTGGTATCGCGAGTAACGGTCATGCGGTCAGGCCGGAGCGGGTAGAGGGCAATCACACGCTTTGCGCCAGCATCGCTCCAGATCACCTGGGCAAACGCGTTTCCCCACAACATCAGGCAGGCAACCATGGCCGACCAGAATTCCATGCCCGTCATGTCCGAGTTGGGCGCATTGTAAAGAACACGATAGAGCGGATGATCCCGCGCTAGAGTGGAGGAATTGCCATCCGCACTGCGCTGATAGAGCTTTAGCGGCATTGCCCCGATGGTGTCGGAGATCAGCCGCGTGCAGGCCCAGACCGTATCCAGCTGCATGGCCGTATCGACAGAGACCATTTTGCCGCTGTAGGTCGGGCCGCCTGCAAGAAATGTGCCTAGACGCAGATCTGTCAGATTCACGCCGGTGGCAATCAGGGATACGGCGTTTGCTGCTTTGAACAGCCACCCCCTGATTTTTTTCCGTAATGTCATACTGACAGCAATCCTCTGCGCATGAAGCTATCCATTGTGGGCTTTGCTTGCGGGTTTTTGGACATAAGGGTCACCGCGTTCAGCAGTGACATGAGTGGGTCAATCTTGAGGTAACCAGACCCCTGCTTGGTGATGATGACAGCGTTGCCTCGCGCCTCAGCCTTGGCGTTGCTGACAGCCCACGCCATGATGGGCTGGCCAGCATGCAGCAACGTACGGTCTGCCAGCTTGCGCTCTGTGGTTTTGATAGCGCCGGAAAGCGTCCAGCCCTGTGCAACGCCGACAACGCGTGATCCTGAAATCCCACGGTCTGCCAACGCATCTACAACCAGGCCAACGCCTTGCGGATCTAGCCCCACCATTGCCAGCTTGCCGGATTTGTTGACGTATCCCAGCGCGTCAGCAATGCCTTCCACATCAAGCCCCGGCTCTTCCACCAGAACCAGATCGCCTTGTTTGGCGAAATCCTCCAGCTGAGAGGCTTCTTTTTTGCGGATATCCAGAACGCACTGCATGACCCAGCTTTTTTGCCAGTGCAGCCACTGATCTGTGACGCTATCGCGCCCCAGGACAGAGAGTGACATCAGATCATCTAGGCCGCCGCCATCAATCCCGCCGACAAGCACGTCAGATCTGCTGATGATTTCATCAAGCGTCAGATCCGGATCAGCCTGTTCTTCCCAATAATCAGCACCAGCCCAGCGGTCATTCCGTAAAGCAAGGCCGATTTCCACATTCAGATGCTGTGAGGCCCATTTGGTCAGATCCTGAATGCCTTTGGCTCGGGATTTCTCAAACTCTTCTACCAGCCGCTCCAGTTTGAATGATCTGCCAAGGTTGGGCAGCACCATGTGCCACAGAGATGGGTTTTCCCATGGCGCAGCCTGCCCAGGTAACGTGGCAGCCTTCTGAATATCCTCCGGAAACTCATACAGAACGGGCAGCACATCGTTTGCTACGGGTATCAGCTGATCATCATCGCCCTTGCGATAGGATTCCCCATCACGAATGGCACGCGCCTGGAGCAGATCATCACGGAACACCCCACGCGGCGGCTTTACGCTTTGCGTGGTGATGGTGATCAGGAATGCTTCTTCCTGACTGATCATACCGCCGCGGATCTGGATCATCACATCCTCGGCTTCCGGCTTGATGGCAATCTGATGCTCTTCATCCACCAGAACGCCCGCAGGCTTCACGCCGGTCATGACATTGGCGTCAAACGCCTTAATGCAGAGCGTGGCGCCCGTTGGCAGATACGTCAGAGTTTTGATGTGTGCCTGAAGCTTGAAGCGTTTACGCAGATCTTTGTTGAGGTTGATCATGCCCGCTGCCTGACGGAATGCCAGACCAGCAATGTCTTTGGTCGGAGCCACAATCAGAAATTCAGCATTAGGCCGCTCATTCAGAAGAACAGCGACCAGCATGAGTGCTGCACCCATCGTGGTTTTGCCGTTCTTTTTAGGAACGAGCAGAAAAACTTCACGGATCAGGCGCGTTTTTGTTTCTGGATCCAGAGAGCCAAACAGCATGGCCACGATATCGCGGAACCAATCGCCGCAGGCATCACGCAGAAGGGGCGTGCCCAACACATCTGGGATACGCAGAGCGTCAAAATACGCCACAGCCCGTGCCGCCAGATCAGCGTCAACTGGAGCGACATCGGGAAGGAGAGATTTCCCTGCGCGAATACGCTCCCGCCAATCTGGACGGCTGAGATTTAGCATTTAATGCCTCACAGGCGGTAAGCTGGAAAACGTGGCATCGTCTGATGACTGATCTTCCGGGAAGAAATCCCCTTGCCCCTCGTCTGTCCGGCGCGGCGCAGGTTTTGCGTGCTTGTATGGCGCCAGTTTGTCAGCAGCCATCAAACGCCATGAAGGAGGAGCCTTTGGATCCTGCAAAATGGCCTGCCAATAGATTACGGGCGTGAGCTTGGAATAATCTTCTATCAGCGGCCCTCTGTATTCTTCCTCAACCACCTTCTTCTTTCGGCCAGCACCAGGACGAGCGCCGCCGCGTGCCATTTGACCCTCCTTTGATTTCTTTGATTTTTTTCAAAAACGTTTGAAAATCTGCGCGTGAGACTGGCGCGGTTCAGGTGCCTTCGTCCGGCTAGACTTTTGACTACCCCCCACCCATATCGGAAATGCGAGAAAAACGGCAGAAAACTGCCATTTTCAGCGGGTGTGACGCGCCGCCATGCGGGCTGCGCGAGCGCGGGCAGTCTTTTTTGTGTGACAGGAGCCGCAAAGCAACTGGATGTTTGCTGGATCCAGCTTCGCGCCGCCGTCCTTAAGCTCAATGATGTGATCACCAAACAGACGCGTGTTTGTGCGACCGCAGGCCTGACAGACGGAACCGCGCATTTCAACAAGATGGCGCATGAGCTGTCGCCATTCCCGAGAAAGGTAGAATGGATCAGCCCGTTTGGGTGCGGTATGCGCAATGCGTGTATCGAAAACTGGCGGCCCGACAGTCACGCATTTGAGGCGTGGTGCCATTGTGGTGCTCCGGGCATAAAAAAAGGCCGCGTAGCCTGTTGGCTGCACGACCCCTGATCATGGTGTCTAAAAAAGTATATTTTCCGGAGTTTGAGAAGTAAAAAATGCAGTTAGGTGTAATTTTTTTTCGTGATGTCAGCTATCCCTCTGATAAAAAAGGTTTTTGCTGTTTTGTCACTCACACCTAAAACCTTACCAATCTTGCTCCAGCTATAGCGATGCCGATGTGACAACGGGTGGATCATCATCCAGAGCAGAATGGCGCGACGCCACGCATCGTTAGAAATACCCTGCACCCAGGTGAACGCCTCATCCATGCGGGTGATGGCGGCAGATGTTGGCATGGGTGGCCGGACTTCACTTTCTGCCGTGAGTGTCAGCAGATCATCCATGTCCATCAGCGTTTCGCCCCAGCCTTTGCCCCATCCAGCTGGACGGACACCGTGAGCTGGAAGGCAGGCCAGTGTATATCCGGCCTCAAACAACCGATCTTCCACGGCCTGTGCCATTTCCTTCCCGCTTATGGGCTTGATGGCTTTCATTTCCAGCGAGGTTCCTGCAGTTCCCATGTGGTTCCCTTCTGGTTCCTTTTATTATTTATATATATCAATAGGTTAGAAAGAAAGGGAACTAAGGAACCAAGGGAACTGCTATTTTTCTCTCACAATGGATTTGAGGCACGGAGAGCGTGCTTCTGTATAGGAGTGAAAAAACAGGTTCCCTATGGGGGTTTTGGTTCCCTTTAGGAAATATAACGAACTAATGGGAACCGGCGCGGTTCCGTTGCGGTTCCATGGTTCCTTTACAGCCCATCGTCACCATCATCAGACAAGCCAAGCTCACAACACCTGACCCAGAAGCAACCTTTGTTCTTCTTACCATCCATGGTGATGGTAATCTGATGCCCGCGTGCGTTACGCGGCGGCGGCCTGTAGCTTTCCATCCGCGCAAATTCATAGACGAACTTCTGCCCGGCAAATGGCGTGTCTTTGAACAGCGCCGTCAGCATAGCGTTGCGCGGCCAGATCCACAATCCATCACCTTCACTGCCACGCGGAACATCCTGACCGCTGCGGGGCGTGGGTTCATTCCGTCTGACAACCCTGATACCATAACTTGCCAGAACGGATGCAACGTTTTTACGGGAGAACGCATTTTCCTCTATATCTGGCTTTTCTTCATTCACCGGCACCAGCATGCGTTCTATGAGCGATGAAAGCGACCGCCGATCTGTTGAGCGATCCATCTGCACCTTTTGCGAAAGCAGATGATCTATCATCTGTTGGCTGCCACTGGCGGCTTCCGCTGTTTCTGCTGTGCGGATGTAACCCATGACACATTCCACCGCTCTATCTGCCTCGGCTTCTGTTGGCACCTGATCATTGATCAGCACCCACCAACCGGCCAGCAATGACCCCATCTGATCCATTTCACGCGGCTGACAACCGGAACGGCCAACGGCGGCACGGAGGATCACACGCGCCGCACTATAGCGTTGCCATCCTGCCAATGCGCGACCCCATAGCTTTGGCCCGATTTCCTTTGCCCATTCAGCAAACTCCCGATGTTCTGCCGTGTGGTCTGCACCGTTTCTAGGCGCCTGCATTTCCACCAGTGTAAAGCGGCCCAGATGCTGCGCTTCCATATCTGGTGGCCGGATGGATGCCATAATGATGGAACCGGCCACCGCAATCTTGCGGGCGATACCATCTGAACCACCACGCGCACCTTTTGTGCCTTCGCCACCCGTTGCGGACAACACCAGATCCAGCAGGGCACGGGCAGCACGTTGATCCACACGGTCTGATGCTTCATCCACCAGCATGGGAATGGCGCGACCATCCACCATCTGTTCAATGCCGGCCTTTGATGCGTCATTCGTGGCGAATTTGAGCGGAATGGCGTTTTGCAGCACCCGCAGCAGGGAAGATTTACCGCAACCAGCAGGCCCTGTTAGAAATCCGGCAGGACGCCACGGAATGGCCGCGCCATAATATGCACAGGCCAACATGCCCATAACAATGATATCGCTGCCTTCCAGCCTGAAATCCCACAATTCCCTGACTTGACGCTGAAATTCCCGCGCATCAATCGCCTCGCACGGCTCTGCTGGACGTGGCTCAGCCGGTGCAGCAGCCCAGATCTGATTGCCAATGCGTGTGCCTGGTAATTCCAGCTTTGAACCCACCAGAACACGGTCGCCACAATGCACCACCGGCATACCTTCTGACGTAGGCCAGATACCTGGACGGCGGATCTGTATGTGATCACCGAAAAGGCCAGCAGAAAAGCACTCACGCTGAAGGAACTGGCAAGTGTGATTGATATTAAAGTCAACCACAACTTCACGCGCTGTTTCATTGCCTTCTGCATCCTTGTCTTTGACTTTTGCCGTTTTCGGAAATGTTTCTTTCAGCCAGTCGATATTGCCACCGAACAATGCCACCAGATCTGGCCGCCGTGTCATTTGCGATGCCTTGAGCACGCGCAGCTGACCAACGCGATCAAGAAAGTAAAAAGACCCATCCAGATGCCCGATGGTGACAACAGGGCAGGGCTTCTTTTCTTTGGTTTTGGGAGGGCGTCCGCCATTATCGTCACCCTTGCCACCTTCAATAACCTGAAACTGCCGCTCTGCCGTATTGATAGCCGAACGGATGGCGTCCAGGCCGCTTTCTTCATCTTCCGATAACATCGTTGAAATCCTTGCCTTTTGGCGGCCAAGCCACATCTACCGTGCGCCCTGCTGACAGGTGCGTGTCTATGGCTTTACGCAGGCCTTTTTTGGCCGCCGTGCTTTCATCCCGATCCGCCAGAATGAGCACATTGCGTGCTGTATCCGGCAGACGGATTGTTCCGAGATTTGCGAGAGAGATTGCTGCGAGTACCCGCAGATCCGGAAGGGCTCTGGCAACGGAAAGGCACGTTTCTATGCCTTCACCAATCGCAATAACCTCATCCGGTGAAACCTGTTTGAGTGTTGTGCCGGCTGCACCTTTGCGCAAGCGGATACAGGCACCACGGAAACTGCCCAGAACTTTCTTGGGAATTTCCAGCTGTGCCTTGGCCCATTGACCACCATGCTGGCCGAGCCACGTCTGATGCACGGCAACGCACCGCCCATTCAGATCTGTGATGGCAGCCAGCATGGCAGGCAATGGAGCTTCTATTTCTGCACAGTAATGCTCTGGCGCAAACCGCAATGCACCAGGAGGCCGATCAAACTTTGCCAGCTTGATACCGCGTGCCTGCAAATAGAAATCCACTGGTGTGTTCAGGATATTTGGCTGGGCATTCATCCAGATATCCCGCGCACGGCTGACACGCTTTTTAGCGTCTGCTTCCTCTTTTGCCTTAGCCTGTTCAGCTTTTTCACGGATTTCCGCACGGCGGACTTCCACCGTTTCCGTGCTCAATCCCAGCCAGTTGCAGGCCCAGCGATATGCTGCGCTCAGATCACGGTTTGTCAGGCAATGCGCGACCAGATCCAGCGGATCACCACCGATATCTTGAGAAAAGTCTTTCCACACACCGGCTTTTGCACCGTACAGATGCACAGCCAGCTTTTTGCCGGGCTCACCAGCTACAGACCCGGCCATCCATTCAGCGCCGGTTTTCTTACCACCGGGCAGCAGCTCACGGGCCAAAGCCTCCATCTGGCTGGCCAGCATGGCGGAAACTTCCGCAGCTTTCAGCTTGCCGCTCATGCTGCGTTCCGAACAATAAAGCGCTGCACCGGAAAGCCGTAACCCAGCACATTAAGCACCGGCATGACGCCACGCCGTGCATTCTGGATGTTGGACAGGTGGCCTTTGCTGATACCAAACCGGCGTGCAGCAGCTTCCTGCGTTCCGCAACGCCGGATAAAAGTATTCAGTTTTTCTTGGATTTCGCGGAGTGATGCAAACCGACCACTGCCGTCTCGCACTGGATAGCGCAGAACTTTCACCAAGCCAAGAGCTTTGCAGACACCATCACTGATGGATTGCATAGCTTCTGCATCACGCACGGACTGTTCTTTCAGCCCATGTTTACGGGCAAAGGCAGCAAGGCTTTTTTCCGCAGCGATGGCGTTACGCAACCGACCGCAGAAATCATATCCATCCAGCAGCGCCTCAGCCATTGTATTGCCTTGTCTGCCGAATGGCTTTGCGTGGCGCGCACCATGTGAAGCCACTGGACACACGCGACTGCATGGAAAGATCAGGCTGCACGCGTGCGCTTTCACGCAATGCCCGCACATTGAGAGGGCGGCGGCGGAAAAACCGGCGTGCGGATTTGGCGTTTTTATGACGCGACATGAGAAGAATTCTCCTGCGCTGCATGCTTTTTCTTTGTAATTCCAAGAAAAGCACGGCGCTTTTTAATGGATATTTCCGAAATACTCAGCTTGCTGGCTTGGCGGCGAATGCTGAAACCACACCGGTCATAATGCCGGATTTTAGGATCTAGCTCGCGCCAGTTGAGTGCTTCACGCGCCATCAGGATGCACTTGCTCCATTAGCAACGTTCACTTGCAACGGTTTGCCGTCAGCGATGATTTTATGCGCTGTGGCCTCAATATGATGCAGTGATGTACGGGCACGTTGCGCATGAATGAGAATTTCGTGCGCTTCCTGCACATCCACGTTGCCATCTGCCATACTTTCAAAGCCCTTTTGCAGAACTTCACTGGTAGCCTTGGCAAACTTGCCCATATCGTGCGGCAGCAGACCGTTGCCGAACTTGACCGGCACCAGGGCAAACCCTTCTGCCTGAGCCATAACGGAAAGAATAAGCGGCTCTTGCGCCTCTTTATCCAGTTCAACAGCAACATCTACCGGCACTACAGCCGCTTTTTCACGATTGCAGTAATCGGATAATTGCGTGATGCCGACACGCACAGCGCGAGATATTGAATCCAGCCCACCACAGGCTTTGATGGCCGTACGGGTAGCAGTTTTGATAGCTGCGGTTAGCATGGCGTATTACCCGCAGCAGGGGTGCTGGCAGCGGCATTGATACCGCTACCAGCTACGTCCATTATGTGTTTCCCAAAAACATAAAAGGACGATTCCGATGTATGATATTGCCGTTTGCGAAAAGTGTGGCGCACGATTTGAAGTAGCCGGGAACTATTCAAAATCCACTTTTCGGCCAGAAAGCAACTGGACAACGATTGCATGCATAAAGTGGCATGAAGAACATCCAGAAGATGGCTCGTGGACAAAATGCACGCGCGGGAAAGAGGCTGTAGATAAACTGACATCTCAGTGGCCCCGCAGATAAAGAACAGGGAAACCCAAGATCTGCACATGCCGGGAAAAAGCCCGCCAGGAGGCGTAGCGTTTCCATATAAGGCGTGAAGAATTGCTTTCACCATCACGCACGGAGCGAAATAGCAATGTTGGATTAGCTATCCCTTCAGTTTGACACCTTAGGTCTGGCACATCTGGCATCATGCGTGGCGGCATGAACGCCATTCTGAAAGCAGACATTTGCCAGCGCACGCGTAATTCGGCCTTAAACGCCCGAAACGATTCCGGCTGACAGGGTAAGGGCTTGGGCTTACTGCTCTGGTTATGGTTCATGCGAGTTCACCCTCATGTTTTCCGAGAAAGGGAGAGCTGCCAGCAGCGGCATTGATGCCGCCGCTGGCTACGTCCATCATGCATGCGTCACCAACATGAAAGGACGATTCCGTGGTGAAAAAAGATGAACTTACACCTGCACAACTGAAGCTGTGCGATGAAGATGGCATTGCGCCGTTTACGCAGGAAGAGCGGGAGGCAATAGATTTTGCCGGAAACCAGCTTGTCATGCGCGTTGTGGCAGAAATCATCAAACGTCTGCCAGAAAAAGACAAAAACGAAATCATTACTTTAATTGAAGGGCATAGAAATTCCTTCAACAAGGACAATGCCATACCTGCCATTGGCAATGACAAAGACTTTGATCTGCTGTCCACGGCGACTGCAACGGCAAGCAATGAATTCTTGGACATGATCAGATCCCCCGGTTCGCATCTTGCGAAGGATCTGAAACGGTAAACACAAACCGCCGGGTTTTTGAGCGAGGGCATACAACTACGGTATCGCCCACGCTTACCGGCATATTTTCACAGATAGCCGGTTTTCCGTTCACCTCAAGTGCCCCGCCGCGCACAAGCCGACGAGCCTCACCATTCGTTCTGCAAAACTGCGGTGCATAGATCGGAATCAGGCTGAAGAGCGCAAAGGATGCCCGAAACGATTCCGGCTGACAGGGTGAGGGCTTGGGCGTACTGCTCTGGTTATGGTTCATGCGAGTTCACCCTCAATTTGTATTTGCGGATCGGCAAGCAGGGTGCCGGTCAAAGTTTTTGGAGTCGGGTATAGATCTGGGCGCAATTCCCAAGGCGCAATGCCTGTGATTTCTGCGACAGCAAGCACTCGTTTTGGCGGGATTTTGCGCCATGAATGGATAGACGGTGCCTTAATATTGAGACGCCGAGCCAATTCAGTAGGGCCACCTGCCAATTTGATCGCTCTATCTACAACCGCTTCTTTCATACCCAATCAATAGGCAATGCCTAGCAATAATGCAATAGGCAAATGCTAGGTGATGGTAGGTGTTTCCTACTGATATAAAAAATTATGGATACATGGCCTGAACGACTGAAGCGGTTCCGTAATGCAACACGCCTTTCTCAAGCAAAGGTCGCGCGGGCGTTAGGCATTGCACCAGCCTCAGTCGCGCAATGGGAAATAGGCCGCAGCAAACCTTCCCTAGAACGGCTGTCAGCTTTAGCTGCCCTTTATAATGTTTCGTTAGAAGAGCTATGCGGGAACGATTTAGGGTCGCCGAAAGAGGCCTTACGTCACTCTAACTGCGATGGTAATCCATCGTTGCGGCTTCCTGTATCTGGGTTTGTCGCCGGGGCTGATCGTGTAGTTATCTTTGAAAATGGGGACATTCAAGAAGATGGCGAAGTGCAGCTACCATTCCCAATATACGATGGGATAGTGCTGCGAGTTACCGGAGAATCCATGGTGCCCCGCTATAGACCAGGTGAAGTAATAGGCATCCGCTTACCTGGACGGCCATGCTTGGGCTTAAAGCTCATTGGGCGTGATGTTGTGGCTAAACTATCAGATGGCCAAGTGGTTTTGAAAACTGTGGCAGCAGGGCCGGAGACCGGTTCATTTGTATTAACATCAGTAAATCCAATGGTTCCCCCTATTTATAATCCAGAAATAGAATGGGCAGCGCCTATTGATTTTCATATGTTAGGATAATTTCATGAATGGAAAGTTTCTATACGCTGCTGGTTTACTGCTTTTACTTTCTGGATGCAGCAGGAATAAATCAAATTCATACGATAATGTCTATTACCCTGATGTTATCCCACAAGATGAGGCTGCTTGTGAACTACAGGTAGCGCAAATACTCGGCCCTCCCAGAGAGACATTAACAGGTACTCTTGACCAAATTGGACCTAGAAAAGCCCTCATGCAGAAGTGCTATTTCTCCAAAGGTTATAAACCGTGGATGAAAAACTAGGCATTGCCTATTGACTGACTAAGTAGGCAATGCCTAGTATCCCTCTATCGCCACGACGCGATGGAGGAATGAATGACACTTATTGCGGAACTCCGCACGGTATCGGATGCTGCGCTAGAGCGCTCCCGTGCTGCATCGCAGCTGATCGCGGCCATTGGCCCGCTGCTAGACCCAACACTACCCACACCAAACGCCATGCAGGCCGCCCGCGTGCAGCGTGCCGCCCTGAAACTGGTGGATACCGCGCTGGAAGAAAGCGGCGCAGATGCCACCCGGTACGTAGGCTTTGGCTTGGCAGCCCTGTATTGCGGCCTGCAACCAGATACCTTCCATAGCCTATGTGAGAAAGGCAAAGGCCCGCGCTGCACCATAGTTGAAGGCAATGGCCTGTTTACCGTGGCTGCTCTGGATGAATGGATGGAAAGCATCCGCCAGAAGGAGGGTGTGTGATGGTTGATGCAAGCACCTGCCCAGTAAAATGTCTCGGCAGCCGATGGGGAGATGGGTGGAGATATTATATCTTCCGTGATGTGGTCGGTCAGGAGCGGAAGCTTACCTGGTCGCAAATGACACGGCGGCCTGACATTGTTGCGCTATTTGGCGGCGATATTAGCTGGTTAAAGTCTCATTTTCTGTATCATACAACCGTCATGAAATCACACCCCGATGGCAGCGTAAGCCACCATCGGATCGTATCGGATTTTATGATTTCAGATGCTGCTAACTGGCTAGTGTCTGAATGCCTTATTCAGGCTTCGGAAAAGAAGAAATGCGAGGATGCTTGAGATGCTCCTTATACGTTTCACGCACTTCCACCTAAGCATTCCCAAATTCGCTGATAAGAATTTGCAGCGGCTGCGCTCTGTTTTCGGTTTGGTCAATAATGGGCGCACCATGCGGGCCTGCAAAGTTGGAAAATGCACGTTGATTGCGTTCGCTAAAAGCACTGGCTTCTACAGCAAGAGTTGCGGCAGCTTGAATAAGGGCAGCTTCAATAACGGGATCAAATTTTTCAACCATATCAGTTTCCTCATCGAGTCTGTTGGAAGCTCGATGATGGAAGGCGCTGGAGGGTTCCGCAAGGAGCTCTCCAGCAAGGCAGGCGTGTGATGGCTCAAGCTCCAGAACCACCACGCCCAGATCTACCATCAATATTCACGCAGCATACAACTCCAAGAGGCGGATGTGATGCGGCATTACCTGCAATCGCCATAGTGTTTACTGCTGGAATATTGGTTGGTTTTGCCTTTGCTTTTGGGGTTTTGAATTAAATGCCCGAACGCAGCAACATACGCGTGCCTAATCAGGATGCCCGCTTACAGGATCTGATTACACAGTTTCTCCGGCAGGCTGACTACATGGATCGCGTTTCTATCGACTTCCGTGCAGAACTATTCATGCCCGCAGCAAAAGCTTTTGGAAACCTAGCTACCTGCATGCGCGAGCAGGCCAACGAACTGCAACCGCACCTCAAACACACAATTCTTGCAGAGGATCATACCCCATGACCTGCACACAATCCGCCACGTTCCCTGGCATGCGCATTATTCCCGTAGCCCGTGATGTTGTGGTGAAAGACCCATCCGGCAAAGGCCGGCACGCATACCCAACCATTGGCCGTGAAACACGCACGCTGATGTTTGGAAAAACACCCGTCAAACACACGGTAGTTTTTGCTGATGGCCAAACGCTGAACTTCCCACCAGCTTGGATTGTGCCGATTGCAGACACACCACAGCATGGATCATTGGCGGAGTGCATGGAATGCCCCGATACCAGGCAACACTAACGCGCAATCAGGCAGGCAGATACCAGGGAACGGTAACAGACCAGCACACAGGCAATCAGATTGAATTCCCTGATTGCAGCAAGGAGCGCAAGGCAGGCCGCTGGATTGTATCGGGCAAAAGCACAACACCCAGCCTGCCTGAATGGTTTTTGGAAATGCGTTCGATGGGTGATGGCCTGTTTGAAATAACAGCCACAGAGGACAGGAATTTTCTCATCCGGTTTCCTGAATGCGAACCGGACGAAATAGACGGACAGAGCGGCATCATTGGCTGGGCAGACGATGTGCAGCTGATTGCAGCGCGAAAGGAGAGGGCGGCATGAGCAATCCAATTATGGAACGCTCATATGTAACAGATCTTCTGGTTACAGCATTGCTGGAGGCTAGTGTTGGGCAGATTGTCCAATACAAAGATCTCCAGCAGCTGGTGAACCATGATGTTCAGGGACGGCACAGATATCTTCTGGAACGTGCCCGGCATATCTGCATGCGGGATCATAAACGCGCCTTCACAACCGTGATGAATGTTGGCCTCCAGCGTACGGCAGCAGAAGATCTGGTGAAGTTAGGGAAAGGCCAGATCAAACGCGTGCAGAATGCCGCCAAAAAAGGTGCGGTTATTATGGATACCGTGCAGCGCGCCGATCTGACAGAGCATCAGGCACTGGAGCACGATGCCACACGCGGGATTCTGGCCGCCATACAAACCGCCAGCAAGCCACGCAAAAGCATGCAGGCATCCAGAGCAAATGCAGATCCGCAGGTGAAACTATGAGCACGGCGCAGAACGGTTGCGGCCTGCTAGCTAGATGGCAGGCAGACCGGAGCCGTTTGGCTCCTCCTCGCGTCACGTCGCGTCACAGCACCGTACGGCGCATCACGACATATCGCAACGCTACGGGGAGCAGAGCTTTGGTTCTGTTCCTCGGAACGGTGCCTATCGTTCCACTCCGCATCGCGGCACCCTGCGCCACAGCGCTTCGCATCGCTCCACGTCGCGACGCAACACAACGAAAAAGACGGGCGGCATCATGCTGCCCGTCACCTAACGGAACAAAGCCATGATCATTCGAAAATGTAACGTTACTATCAAAGGGGTTTCCCCTTATTCACCGTCCAAACCCATTGCAGAAAAACCAAAGGAATATTCCCACAAGGAATGGGAAGAAATGCAGTGGCGTAACAAGGCGCACGTTGATGAACGGACAGGAAAGGTTTTTGTGCCGTTTATGTCTTTCAAAAAGGCGCTGACATCATCAGCAAAGCTGACAATCCGCAAGGTTTCCGGAAAGGGAAATAAGACGTTCTCCAGCATTGTCCAGGCGGGCATCATGATTGATACACCGCTGATGCTAGACATCACGCGTGATGATCTTATTCCGGAAAGCTTCCTATGCTCAGCTACAGGCGACCCAACAGGAAAAGGCTCACGCGTAATGCGCACCTTCCCGCGCATTGATGATTGGGGCGGCCTGCTGACTTTTCACATTTTCCAAGAAGATCTCTCAAAAGATGTTTTTGAAGAATATCTGGAAGAAGCAGGGATGATGATTGGCGTTGGACGATTTCGCCCAGAAAATGGCGGAGTAAATGGCCGCTTCCAGATCCAGAAAACAGAGTGGGAAACGCTATGACCGAAACCCGCGCAGAAAGGACTGGATGATGAAACCCGCTCATGAACCTACATGCTGCCGTATCAGTGCTCTTGCCGCGCGTTGGGATTGTTCGCCAACCAAGATCCGCCGAATGGTGGAAACTGGTGAGCTTCCATCCCTGCGCTTGGGCAGAATGGTGCGGATACCTATGCAGGCCATCAAAGAATTTGAAGAAAAACAATGCCAAACCCAGACGCCAAAGAGCCAAGATTGTGCCGAGTCTCCAAGCGAAGCACCTGGCACATCTATTACCAACGCAAACGCATCTCTACGGGCTGCGAAGATAGGGTTTCGGCTGAATTAGTCCTTCATAAGTTCAAGGAGGGGCTGCTAAAGCCAGAAATCCGGGCTGCGGGCATTTCTGGCATATTAGATGCGTACCATGCAGACCGCGTGAACAATGAAAAGCCCGGTGCGGAACGCATAGGCTGGTCTCTCAAGCCGTTGAAGGTATTTTTTGGGGATAAGCCGCCAGAAATAATTACACCCGATTCGTGCAAGAAATATACGACGTTCAGGATGGGTGAAGGCGTTAAGATCAGCACGGCAAGAACCGAACTGGGTACACTACGTGCTGCAATGCGGTGGGCTGTTAGAGAGGAAATTGTTTCCAAAGCCCCACGCACAAAGCTTCCGCCGCGTCCAGATGCACGCCAGCGCTGGCTGACAAGAGATGAAGCGCGGGAATTGGTAGGCTGTTGCGTAGCTGAGCATATCCGGCTGTTTGTGCTGTTAGCGCTGCACACTGCCGCCAGAAAATCGCATATTCTTACGCTGACATGGAGCCGTGTAGATCTGCAGGCCCGGATTATTGACTTCCGTGATCCTGCAAAAGTACGCACCAAAAAGGGCAGGGCACGCGTGCCCATTAACGATACGCTCTATGAAGCCTTGAAAGAGGCCTATGAGATGCGTGAAACAGAATTTGTTGTGGAATGGGCTGGTGATCAGGTTTCTTCTGTCAAAACAGGATTTAGAGCAGCGGCCAAACGCGCTGACCTGATCGGAATTACGCCACACACATTGCGGCATACGGCAGCCACATGGATGGCACAGGCCGGAATATCTTTGTGGGATATTGCTGGCTATCTAGGCCACAGCAACATCAAGATGGTGGAAGAAACATACGCCCACCACTGCCCAGATTACTTACGGACGGCAGCAGGCGTTTTGGGGTGATTCTCTCGCCAAAATAAGAAACAGTGCTCACTTGTGTTCGTGAACACAGACACCCAAAAACTGGCGGAAATGCGTAATCAAAAAGAGCGTTTTAAGGGCAGGAAAAATAACGTAACCCGTTGAAATATAACAACGGGTTACAGTATTCGGGACGCAGGGGCCGGAAGTTCGAATCTTCTCACTCCGACCAGACTTTCCCTTAAAATGTTATTATGCAGCATAATGCGCATGATATGCGTATTGCATAAAAAAAAGCTTCTGCTCAGAATAGGATTCCAAACAGAAGCATTTCTTGTAAATTATATTGTGTTATCAGGCACTTTTAACAGCATAAGACTGTACATCTGGTGCATTTGTATGCTGAAAGTTCTGCAGTGTGTCTTCCAGAGAAGGCCCAATAAGCAGAGAATCCCAGCGGTGCATTTCTGTCTTTTTAGCAGCAAGAGCCGCGTGGTTGATTTCTTCCAGCTTAATGGCGGCATAAGAGCCTAAACCAATGCTAGTCAAAAAAGCTGCTAGACCAATCAAGCCTGGGCCAGAAAACACATAATCATTCCAACGTGCTGTCTCAGGCAACATCTGCCACAGATATACAGAAAAGGGCGTGTTATCTACAAAATCAGCCTGGTTTACTGTGAGACCAGAATGAAAAATGGAAAACTTAAGCCCACATGCAATAAAAATAAAAGTGGAGCAGATGGCCAGGCTAAGGGCAGCAAGCCACAGGGAAACAAAAGTTGCTTTTTTCCATGCCAT